GCCAGAAACCTAAGCCGTCCGGGAAGGTCGTACCGCATGTCGATAACTCCATCATCACTTTCGTCGATCTCGAGCAAAAGCTTCGAGATTAACGCCCACGTATCACCGGTAGGCCATATTGTTTGCGCCACACCGAGCATTTCGTAAGCGTCGGCCATCATACTCACGAACCTAGCCATCGACCTAGCCTTCGACTGTTTGCTCCATCTTTCAGGGAACACCAATCTAGTGACTAGTTCCCGCACGGGTCTATGCATCCGTCCGGAAATCCAGTAATGCCCCAAGAAATGCACAGGTTCTGCATCTCTCTCTGGCGAATAGCCCGTCACTGAGCTCTTCGCTGCGTTGACCGTGACACCCAGAGGCGCAGCTGCCGAAGCAAGCATTTGCATGGTCATCTTATGGTCATCCGCAATGATCACATCATCTCCCAATATCCACAGCTGATCTGCGGTGGGAGCACGACCCGTAATGCGAATCCACGTATACATTACCACGAGGAGGTTGCACATTGAGTCGACGAGCGACGTAAAGGATGATCCTGAAGGAACACCACCATGCACTCTGTACATGTCGCCGTCCGGAGTAACCAACCGAGTGTGAATGAAGTCATCCACGATCCTACTCAGCAGTCCCTCGTCGTCATCGTTCATCTCCAGGTGCGTCTCCAAAATGCTGAAGGCGTCCCGAATTAGCGAATTGGACAATGAAGCATCGAACCCCGAGAAATCCAGGGAATAGACATATCGACACTTCGATTGCAAGGAACTTATCCTCGCCGCCTTCTCAACGGAAGAATATCCGTACGCGAATGGGAGCCTTCTCGCCAGTCCTTTATGCACTGGAGCCGAGAAACGCGTAGAGAGAAGAGTCGTAGCAAGTGGAGCCATCCATACGAGTCGAGTCTTTGGACCAGAAGGCCCAAACTGAACCCTACGACCAGCCACAAAGGGATCGAAGCTGGTAGTCCCGCGATGGATACGATCGGCCCGTTCAAGTGCCGCCACGACGCAATCTTCATTGCGAGCGAAGAAAGGAGCACCAGAGAAATGACCCATATGAACATGCGAAGCCACCACTTCGTC